CAAGCATTTGGCATTTTATTAGCAACTGCTAAAAAATCTTTATGTCTAACTGGTACTTTATTAAATGGGTATGCATCTTCTTTGTATTATACTTTGTTCAGAGCTTTCCCTCAGCTAATGAAACAAGAGGGGTTTGAATATTCTACTGAGTCTGAAAAAGAATTTGTTAGAGCATATGGTGTATATAAAACAATTTCTTCTTGGAATGTTGCTAAAGATAGAAATACTGGGCAACGTACTTCTACGAAAGAAATGCCTGGTGTATCTCCATTAATCTTTACTAAATTCTTGTTAGAAAATGCAGTATTTATTACACAAGAAGATATGTCTGAAGCCATGCCTGGGTATGAAGAAATTCCTATCGGTATTGATATGGATAGTTCTTTAAAAACCATGTATAAACAAATAGAAGATGGAATCAAAACCGCATTAACTCGTGGACGTACTCAAAAAATGAAAGTTATGTCTCAAATTACACAGTTGATGTCTGTATTCCCTGACCAACCATATGGTCAAAAGGAAATTATTAGTCCTGATAACGGCGAAGTTGTATTTACTCCTCCTGCATTAAATAAAGATACGTATACGAATAAAAAAGCCGAAGAGCTTCTTCGTATCTGTAGAGAGAAAAAAGAAGCTGGTGAAAAAGTATTAGTATATTATCATTGGACTAATCGGACAGATATTGGTACAGACTTACCTAAGTATCTTGAAGATAATGGAATTAAAGCGATTACAATGACATCTTCTGTCAAATCTTCTACTCGTGAAGAGTGGATTGATAAGAAATTAGAAGAAGGTTATGACGTAATTCTTTGTAATCCATCTCTTGTAGAAACTGGATTAGACTTGTTAGCATTTACAACTATTGTGTTCTATCAAATGGGCTACAATTTGTTTACGATGCGACAAGCATCTCGTCGTTCTTGGCGATTGTCTCAAGAGAAAGATGTTCAAGTATATTTCTTATATTATAAAGAAACGATTCAAGAAACAATTCTTTCTTTGATGGCATCTAAATTGCAAGCATCTATGGCTATCGAAGGTAAATTTACTGAAGAAGGTTTAAATGCTATGAGTAATAATGATGATATTTTAAATCAAATTGCTATGTCTGTAACAGATGGCATTAAAGACACAGTAGATGTAACTACATTTACTAAGGTAACTTCTGAATCTCAAGCACGGGTAGCTAGAGAACAACAACAAAAGCTAATTAATATTCCGAGAGATTTTAAATATGAAATTGTTCAACATATTATTAAAGGCAAACGCCGCAATAAAAAGAATAGTTTGAATATTTGTGATGCTCTTGAATTAGCATTAGCATAAATAATGTATAAGGCGGCTTTTTAGTCGCCTTATCTTATTTAAATATGGTAATAAGTATATAGACTTGTTACTATATTTAAATAAGATAAGAAAAGAGATTAATATGCTATTAAATATTTTAATCACAAAAGCAGCTGTCGCTGTATTCATTTTAGCTATTTTAATAGCTATTATTTTTACATTTAAAAAATTAAAAATACGTCGCTTTAATTCTAATCAAGAGCGTATGATTATTATTGGGCGTAAAAAAATCTATTTATATTGTTTTCTAAGTATGTTATTATCTATATTAGCGTTAGCAATATTTTTACCGCCAATCGATTTTATTATGCATCAAGAAGATGTTGAAAATGCAGAAAATAGAGTCTTTATCAAAGATAGATATGAACCTGAAGATAAAGATTTTATTTTAAATAATTCTTTTACGATTAAAGGTTATGTAGAACGACATATTATATTAGGAAATGATACAGTGGCTATTATTTCTAATGAAATTAAAGGTTCTAATATAGAAAATTATAGTCCTGTTAATTATGTATATGTAATTGACAATAATAAAAAATTAGAAGATGGCACAAGAGTAGAAATTGTTTCTGATGCGATTCGTTTTGTTGATGTATATGTAGGCAATAAATTATATAAAACAATTTTGTTTGGTAAATATATAGTAGATATGAATAAATAGAAAGGAAATATATGAGAGATTTTAAATTTACACCAAAACGTTTTTCCGAAACACAGCAATTAATCCAATATATTTTTGCATTCGATAATAATTATGGAGCTATCGTCAATGAAAATAGTTCTATTTATAATTACAATGAACCACTATTTGAGTTATATGTAATGAAAAAAGATAAAGTACAAATTGATGATTATCAACAATATGCTGGATATAAAACACAACAAGAAATTATTGATATCTTAACTGAAATTAGTGAATTTAAAAAGGTTAAATAAGCATGTGGCTATTAAAGCGAATGTTATATCCAAATGAAGTAATGGATTGCAATGCTTCTGGTACGACAATGGTAGTCGGTGATTACTACTATGAAAATACAGAAACTGGTGAAAAGATTTTAGCTACCTATTGGCAAAAGAAAAAGCTTCAACAAAGAAAAGAAGATAATCCATTGCAAGATTTGTTAGAACAAGCCAAAGAAGAAAAACAAGAAAAGAAAGATGCTAAAAAGGCTTTGCAAGAAGACTTATCTGACAAAATGTTAAATGATGAATTCTTCAATAAATATGATTATCAAAACATAGACGATAATTCTATTAATAATGATATGACATGGAAATTTAGAATGGACCCTGTTACACAAGTTACGTATGATGGTCGTCGCTACTATGGCGAAAGACGCTATTATGATAATGATAGGCACCATGCTAGACTTGAAGGTGAACCAAAAGATAACCACGAAACAAATACGTTTAGGAATAATCCATAGGAAGGAGTTATATGAAGGAAGATTATGGCAGAATGTCTGATGTTGACGGTGGTCAATATTGGACGAAGCAATCTGGCAGTGCTTCATTAGAAGGAGCACAGGCTTGTGCAACAAATATTCTTGAAGCTCTTGGCAAATGGTACTATGAAAAATCAGGTGGCAATAAATTATTGTTAACATCTGGCACAGATGGTAGCCATTCTGGTGGTACCTATTCACATGCAAATGGATGGAAAATTGACGTATCTGATTATGGTGGTGCTGGTTTACTTGTTAATAGCACTTCTGAACCTGGTCCATTAGTAGATGAATTTCTAAGATATGGTGCTTCTCTTGGTTTAGGTATGAACTGGGAAGGCTATTTAGATGGTGCTGCTAATAATGAACATATTGACGTAGCATTTAATGGTAATGCTTGGTCTCATTATTCTTATGGTGGTAATGGCTGGGAGGGTGGAGCTTCTGGTGTTAATAATGGAACTGGTAATGCTTCTACCGCTAAAGGCGGAACTTCTATGTCTGGCTCTGCTTCATCTGACCAAGGTTTTCGTATAGTGCCTAAAGGAAGAGATAGAGTAGAAATCACTAAGCTTCCACAAGGCAAAACATATTGTGAACCGATTTATCCAGATTTAATTTGTGTATCCGATACAATTCCTCAATGGGTGTTAGCTAATACATTAGAAGTAACCAATAAAGATGCTGAAAAAAATAAAGATAATGAAGGTGCAGATTCTGATATTAAAGCTCCTAATGGCAAATTCTTTAAACAAAACGATATTCAATATTTATTAGATAATAAATATACCAAAGAGCAAGCTATTGCTATTTTATCTGAAACAGATAAATATAAAAAAGTAGAAGATGCTAAAAAAGAAGAATCTAAAGATAATAAACAAACTCCGCCAGATAAAGCAAAAATTAAAATTAAAAAAGATACATCTACCCAACCATAATAAATAATGATACAATATAAGTGTTATGTTAATTTTTACATAACACTTATTTTAATATATAGTGAGGTATGTTAATGGCCGAAGAGACAAGTAACAATACCAAAGTTACGATAGATAAACAAGAAGAAGACAAAAATAAAAATGAAGAAATAAAAAATAACAATCTTCAAGAAGAAAAAAAAGATACCAGCACACAAGCTACGCAGAGTGCTCAACAAGCTACTCAATTAGGTGAAGGTGCTGGTTGGAATGATATTACAACAAATATCATGCAATCAATTGGATTATCTGATTTACAATCTATTATTGGAGATTCAGAAGCTATTAAAGCTCGTCAACATTTATTAGACCCTACTAAATATGAACGAGAAATTAAAACTTCTAATCCTGGTAAGATGCCAAATAATGAAGATGCATATCCAATTGATTTAAAAATAGAAGAACTTGAATTTCATAAGCCTAATATTAAACTATATAAAGAAACAACACATATTCATGGCAAAGATGCTATGATAGCAGCTATGAAAGTTAGTGATAAAGCAGAAAAGCGTATCGTCAAATTAGAAAATATGGTTGCTACTTTATTTAGATGGTTTGGTAGGCTTGGTTCTAGGGTCGTCGTAAATTGTCAGTACTACGGAGGCACGCAACCAGGGCAAAAATATAAAAGCATTAGATGTTTAGCAGATGATAGAATCAATGATGGGCAAGAAATTCAAATAGACCAATGCTTATACTGTACGAGGTTCGAACCAATAGCCGGCCAGATGTACGAAATCATGAACGACCTTGGTGCTAATGTAGCTACTATATTAGATGACAATCAAGCTGGTTATACTAATATGGAAGAATATGATACATTAGCTCGTGTCGAAAAATATTGGACTGCTAAAGAAGATGCTAAATTCGATTTGGCTTTGGTCGAAAAAGAAAATACTGCTGAAACAGTTAAATTTAAAGATATCTGGGGCGAGGGATTAAAGATGAATTGGTCTTTAACTCCTAAAGAAGACCAAATACCTCACATTAATTGGCGTCAATCTATTTCTGATGATGGTTCTAATTTAATGCGTCTTGCTTCCTTTACTGGCAATGAAGTTAATGCTGGCAAAAATTTAATTAAAGATGGTGTAGTATCTGATATTATGAAAAAGAATAAAGATGCTATGGATTCTTATAATGAAAATACTGACGTCAATTTCCAAGCTTCTAAGATTAAATCTATTATTAATGAAGCAAAAGAATATGCTAAGAATTTACAAGATGATGTTCTTAATAAATTTAGACGTGGACTCCAATCTGAAGTAAAAGAAATTGTTGGTGATAATGATAAAGTAGATAGCTTGTTTATTGCCTGTGCTTCTTTTGTAATGAATAAACCAGCGAAAGAAGTGTATGAAAAATACAATGATTACTTATCTAAAATTTCTACATCAAATCCAAGTATTGGTATAACTGCTTTTACTAGCGGATATGAATTATTCCCAGGTAGTAAAGAGAAGAAAATTAATCGTATTGATAAAGCAGGACAGCCATATGTAGACCCAGATAAAAAACCAACAGGTACTGTCACTGGTAATGGTAATTCAGATACTAATCAAAAGAAATTACCTATTATTAAATGGGAAGACCGAGATGGTTGGTTATGGGTTGCGTATGCAGGACATCATTTAACACAAATCCCGCTAGGCGATGGTTCTATGGACGGCAAAGAAAAATTCCCAGCTATTTGTTACTTATATTGTGAATTAGAATCTAAAGCTCATTTTAGTCGTTATGATGAAACAAATTATAGTTTCCCATTCACAGATAAAGAACTAAATAACCCTGGTGTTACTATGGGTGATAGCTATGGACAAACCGCTAATGGTAAATTACATACAGGCACACAATTCTTAGTTCGTACTGGAACACCATTCTATTCTGTAGCAGATGGTAAAATAACTGGCTGTGGTAATGATGGTGAATATGGTAAAGAATATAAATCTATTAATGTACAACATAACGATGGTACATTTGCTAGATATATGTGTTCTTCTAAGATGACTGTTAAACGTGGGGATACTGTTCTTCGTGGACAACAATTAGGATTAACTGGTACAGATACAACTACTAATACAGAATGTTTATATTTTGAATTGGGTCAAGGTGATTCTGAAAAAGCAGTATGTCCTAATAATCCAATGCAGTTCTTCCCTAAAATTAATTATAAAAAAGGTGAACAAATTTTAGCGACTGGAGCTAAACCAAAAGATGGAACTACTACTGTAGTACCATCAAATAAAAAATAATATATATTTAATATAGCTCAGTAGAAATACTGAGCTATTATTTTTAGAGGATAAAGTATGAAAAAAATAAGAAAACAGCAATTTAAAAAATTATTAAAAATATGTAAGGTTAATTATATTAAAGATGATTTTAGTGTAATGGCTCGCTCTCTTGATTGTAAATATGAATTCAAAGTTATTGAAGATACGGGTTATTTATCATATAATAATAATGATATTTTTGTATTTAGAAATAAATTATATTATCGAGGTAAACATTTTGCTACTTTTATTCATGTGTTAGATGAGCATGGATATAAGTATCCATTAAAAAAAAATTTAATTCTTGGTAAATATAAAAGATTGATTAATCCGTGTTGGATTAAAACATATTTTTAAAGAAAGGAAATAAAGATGGCTTTTATTGATAGTGGTGTGCATATCGTTAAAAATGGTGAATTGATTACGCCGACTATGAAATTACATCCAGATTTATATGAAATTGGTTGGCGTACAGATTTATTCTATCCAGAATATAAAGATAAAACATATGAAGATAAGGACGGAATTTCTCATACGTTTCCATCTTTACAGGGATATTATTATAGGGCAGATAATGAAAGATTACTTGGTGGTATTGTTAGTGGTGGTCACGCAGCATGTATTGTAGATGATGTATTTGCATTATCTTGTGTATATAATACTTTATATTTAACAGAAGTTAATCAAGAGGATAAGTTTGGATTCATTTCTTTAACAGATATTTTATTAGATAAATTGGCAGATGATTATATATATTCTGATGTAGTTAATAAAGCAACTGCTTTTTATAAATATTTAAAGTTAGAATATTACGTATTAGGAAATACTTCTAAATATAGTCGTAATTGGCAAGATATTAAAAAATATGTCATTACTAATACATTGACTAATGATGTATTTGAAATTATTTGCGGCTCAGAATATGGTGAAGGTATTACAGATTTATATGGTAAATATAATGAAGATGTAGCTGAAGCATATGAATATAGATATAATCAAGAAGTAGAAGCCTATAAAAATGGTAACCTTTATTGTAATCATCCATTCGATAAAAGTTATTATTTTTGTAATGGAATGACAGAATATAGAAAGCGACGTAGAAATATTTTAAAGGCTTTTAAAATACAAGGTAATCAATATTTCTTTCATGCAGATAAAGCATGTTATTTAAAAAAATAAATTTGAAAGGAGGTGAGAATAAATGAATCAAGCAGATAAACAGTATTTAGATATTGTACAAAAAATTTTAAATGAAGGTACTTGGACAAATAATCGTACAGGTATGCCAGCTATTTTCTTACCGCATCAAATTATGAAATTTGATTTGCAAAAAGAATTCCCGATTCTACAATCTAAATTTGTAGCTTTTAAAACAGCCGTAAAAGAATTGTTATGGATTTGGCAAATGCAGTCTAATGATGTACGTAAACTACAAGAAATGAATGTGCATGTCTGGGATGAATGGGCACGAGAAGATGGCACTATTGGTAAAGCCTATGGTTATCAAATGGGCCGTATTAATCCATATAATGATGTGAATTATAACAAAGCTATGGAGATGCTAGAAGCTCGTCAAATTAAATCTTGTGAACAAGATAGAAATGGATATGTGTATTTATCTCAAGTAGATAAATTATTATATGATTTAAAGCATAATCGTGATAATCGTCGCATGATTGTTTCTCTCTGGAACGTAGCAGATTTACATGATATGGCATTACAACCTTGTGCTTATGAAACATTGTGGAATGTACAGGATAATAAATTAAACTGTATACTTATACAACGTAGCGGCGATGAAGGACTCGGGATTCCATTTAATTTAAGCCAGTATTCATCGTTAGTTTATATGATTGCACATGTATCTGGATTAAAACCAGGAATGTTTACACATGTAGTAAATAATGCACATATATACAAAAATCATGTAGACACATTACAAAAACAAATTGAACGTAGTCAAAACCTTAAAAATATGAAACAGCCAAAACTCATTATTAATAAAAACGTAAAAAGTTTTTATCAATTTAAACCAGAAGATATTC